TACTGCGGACGAGTATTGCGAAGCGACATTCGCCGGAATGGAGGACGATTGGGGCGCGGCGGACTGAGTTGCCGCTTGTGGCGCTTGCTGCGCGCCCGGCCCGAGGATGCGCGAAAGGTTCGGTCCTGTGACAAGAGCGCCCATGCGGCTTTCGATCTGAGGAATGAGCGGATTCGGGGTGTAGGATTGCCCCGCATTTTTTGCGGCCAGCATGCGCCCGAATTCCTGTTGCTTGAGCATCGAGTAGGCAGAAGAAAGCTCCTGCATATCCGAGGCACGATTCGCTCGTTCCTGCTGCTGTGCCTGACTGAGCGTGCCCATCCCCAACAATCCAGCATTCATCACATCGGCCCCGAAATTCCGATTGGTCTTACCGCTTCCGCCAAGCAAGCCCAATGCGGTCGCCATCAGCGCCTGCTGTTTCGGGTCGTCGGAAAAGAAACTGTCGAAGAGTCCCATGTTCTACCCCGGCATGAAACGATTTGCCCACTCGTAACCGGAAGGCATTACGCCATAGCCCGGACGTTGCGGGCCGCCTCCGTACATCGCCATTTGCAACGCAGCTCGCTGATCTCCGGTTCCGGCATCCATCCATCCCCACTGATTGCCTCGCTGTCCCCATTGCGGGTTATTCCAATCGGTTGGCATGGGAGGTCTTTGCTGGCCGTTCACGAGGCTTTGTGGATCGGTCGCGATAGGAGGTGTCTGTGCTTGCGGAGAGCCGCCGCCCGGGGCGATGCCCTGTCCGCCTCCAGATTGCGGAGCGCCACCAGCGCCAAGCCCTGGGCCCGCGCCGCCCAGCGTTGGAGGTGCGGGCATGCCACCATACTGATCGCCGCCCATGCCGCGCTGTGGATCCGCGCCCGCGTCTCCGTTCGGATCTCCATAGCCCGGGATGAACGGGCCACCCGATGGCTGGGCATCACCACCCGGCGAAACCATGCCGCCCATGCCAGACTGAGGAGCGCCACCTGCGCCGAGGCCCGGGCCTCCATACATCGGCCTCGTCCATCCGCCCCATCCCGGTTGCTGGCCGCCATATTGGGGGTAGCCTTGCTGTCTCTGCCACGGATTCATCCCGTAGTCCGAATTCCAGCCGCCCCCACCGCCGCCATACCCGCCGAATCCTCCGTAGCCGCCATAGGAGGGCTGTCCAAAAGATTGGAACGGGTTGTACCCGCCGCCGAACGATTGGCCTCCGAAGCCACCAGAATTTCCGTAGCCGCCCGAGGAGCCGTATCCACCACCCATGCCGCCGCTGCTCATTTCACTCTCCTAGGGAATCTGGTAGCCCATCGAACGCAGGTAACGCTTCTGTGCATCGCTCATATTGGAAAGGGAGAGCGAGCTTTGCTGGTATGGCAATGGAAGCGGGCCCGACTGTCCGCCACCACCGCCGCCCATCATCGGAGCTTGCCGAGATTGCTGTTGGGGAGGCTGCATCATTTGCATACCGATCTGGCTCGCCAGAAGGCCGCCTGCGCCTGTTTTAGCGCCACCCCCGGCCAAGGCCGCCTTGGATGCTCCGGCCCCGCTGTAGGCACTAGAAAGGTCCTTAACGTCGGCAGCATTAGCCGATTGCGATGACCAAGGCCAGCCAGCCGTTAACCCCGTTGATCCGGCCTGTTGCAATGGCAACGCATTTTCAGCGCCTAGCAGCCCTCCCGCCGAGGTAGAACCAGGAGCGGCCTGCTCCAACATCGCCATCGCCTTCGCATACTCGGCGGCGGTAATCCCTCCGGCCGCAGCCCCGCCAGCCCCTGCCGCTGCGCCAAGTCCCGCTCCCGCTACGCCCGTTCCCAACGCAGCTTCCCCGCCCTCGCCGCCAGCCGCGAGATATTCAGCGAGCGTTGGAATGAGAGCAGCTTCTTCGACGCCGCTCATCGTGTCAGTCCATAGCCGAGTAGCCCGGCCCCAAGCACCTGACTAAAGGGACTCGCGCTGTAGCCGCCGTTCTGGAAACTGGAATTCGGCGATACGCCACCCTGCGCCCGCCCGAGTAGCCCCGAGAAAATGTCCTGCATCTGGAAGGGCCATTGCTGCTGTTGCTGCCACTGCCCGGACCCAGCGTTGAGCACGTCCTGGCTGTAGCCGCGCTGGATATCTCCGACCCCCATGAGCGCGTTGTAGCGTTGCAAGGCAAGCGCCTGTTCGTTCTGACCCGGCGCAATGGCCTGAATCTGCCGCTGGCGCTCACCCTGATAGGCATTGCTCGCACGATTCAAGTCCTGCCCGGCAAGCTGGCCCGAGTTTGCGAACTGCGTCTGGTAGGCGTTCGCCGTCTGGTTTCCCAATTGCCTTGCAAGCGCATATTCGTTCGCTCCGACCGCGTTCTGGTTTGCCGATCCACCGAAAGCCCCGGCAAGGTTGAACATGCGCGTGGTATCCGCCGCCGTTCCGCGCTGATAAGCATTGGTCGTGTCGTCCAGTTGGCCTTGAAGTTGTTGCTGGAACGCGGGGCCATAGCCCGAGTAGGGGTTCTGTGAATTGGCGTAAGGGTCCGCACCGGGGCCATTCAGGTAGTAGCCGGAATTCGTCTGATAGTCCTGGCCGTTCGCGGCAATCGTCGCGGGAGAACCAGACCCGTTCACGAAATTCTCGATGTTCCCCATCGCCGCACGTTGGTCCGGCGTGATTCCGGCGACTCCATAAGTTGCTCCGCCCGGCCCATCTTGCTGGAGGAATGGGTTTTGCTGGAATGGCGTCTGGCTCAGTTGCTGTCCATGGGAGAGCGTCGATTCCCAAAGCGGCTTGAGGGTATCGTTCCAGTTGTATTGGGTATTGCCAGAGCTTCCGCTACCGCCGCTGCTCATTTTCGCCTCCAGACAGTTCGGACCTTCTCGAAGTCAGGCTCCAGCACGTCCCACGCTTCTCTCGGACTTGATCCCTGTATCCATTCGCACCTCGTCGCCATGCGCATTTCATCAACCCACGCGATCAGTTCCGGGCGCAGTTTCTTTGCCTCACCAGGAAGAAAGAAGATGTGCCAGAGATTCAGGTAAGGCTCACCAGAAATCGGCTCCTGACACTTTTCCAGCGTGACGAAACCCTTGTCGTGCATGAATAGCTGCGCCTTGCCGAAACGCAAATGCCTGTAAACGTCCTGCGATGTCCATGTCTCCCGCGTGCGGGCGAGGATGACATTCAGCCCATGCTCCACAAAGGGCCAGACCGAGGGAATCTCGTCCCACGGAATGGGCCGCATGAAAGCGAGTTGCGTGCCGTCTCGGTTCATGAAGTAAAGTACGTCGAGAGAAAGTAGACCGTATCGCCACTCAAGGTCGCGTTGGTAAGCCGCGCCCCGGTTGTATTGGTAAGACGTACATCGGTCGCGTTCTTCACCACCAGCATGTGCGCCAATGTCGCCTCAGTAGTGAAACCAATCTCCGCCGTGCCTCGGCCGCTTTCGGTGTTGGCGGAGGTAAATGGCAATCCGCCAATCTGGGAATTGGAGGCATCCGCCGTCGCCGGATAGACGATATTTCCAGCCGATGCGAAAACAATATTTCCAATCTTCGTGTATTGCCCAACCCCGCTCGCAAAGACAAGCGCCGCTCCGCTGGAGTCGACCGGTGTCCACGTTCCTTCTTCGTAATCGTCCAGATTGTTAACGTCGCTAGAGGCAACCTGAGTCGCCGGAAATTGCAATCCCTGATCGACATAAATCTGCGCTTGCGAGAAGGTCAGGGAATTCTTCGATTCGAGCGACAGGAGATAGTCGTGGATGGCCTTCCCGAGGAGCGCAGCATCGCCATGGGAATCCTTGAATGTCGGCAATACGAAGCGTTTCCGGGTAAGCATTTATTCCTTCGCCCCCGGTGCCGTCACTACCAATACGTCATCAATCTCGACATCCGCCCCGGTCCAAGTCACCTTGAACTGTCCGTAATTTTCCTCTTGCGTGACATCGAATCTGTGCCGATTGGTAGCCTCGGCCACAGTCTTGCTCACGACAGTCGAACTATCATCGCGCTCGCGATAGAAATCAGCCGTGCAGGATGCCGTATTCGCACCTCCGCTCAATGCGGTGCGCCTGCGAAGGATCGGAGTTACCCGGGAGAATTTGGTCTTCTGATCCATCTTCCCGATACGTGAGGTTTGAACGAATGGCGTCCCCCTGGCCGCAACTGGGGCTGGCTGTGTCGTGTGCTCATATCGCGTGATATTGTTCGCGTTCACCTTCTCATACATCGTTGGGAGAGACGATGGATAGGGAAGATAGGCAGCATCGACGTGCGCCGATAAATCTCCTAGGAGCGGGACTGGAGCCGTCCCGGTGGTTGAGGCTGTGTCAATGCCCCACGCCCCGCTTTCATGGCAAAAATATTGCGCTCCAGTCCCATTCGCGTTTTGGACAAATAGGCGCGCATAGGTTGGGTCATATGTCATTTTCCCCTCGGGAATCTGCGTAAGGGGATTTACCCTGATCGGGGCGCTCGCTCCATCAAAGAGATAGATATACGATGTCGCCTTGGTCCCGGCCGGAGAGCCAGCCGCCGGATCATAGTTCCCGGAAAAGAAAATCCCCCGCGTTCCCGCAACAACAAAATACTTGGCGTTCTGCGTAACGCCGGAGGCAAGCGCCTGACAGCCGATCCCGTTATAGATAAGCTGAATCTGCCACTTCACCACCCCGCCCACATAGATCATGCGATAGATCGCATTGGCCTTGAAGGCGATGACATCGTTTCCCCATGGGACCGCCGCCGTAATGGGACCGGGCGTGTGGATGATCCGGCCTGATGCGGCCTCACCCGTCGTCCAATTGGTGTAGTCCCCCACATCGCTCGCGGCCCATCCATCGGGGCTGGTGTCGGTATTGAATGCGATGACAGCGTTGGATTGCACCACGAAGATTTCAGCCTTCGGCGCACCTGCAAGCGCGGAGAAATTCCCGGTTGCCGTCGTGGCCTTGACCGTCGCAGTCGAATTCCCCATCGCGCAAATCGTGATATCGCCATACTGCGTCATGAAGGGGTAGCTTCCAATTGCTACTCCTCCAGTGCGATCAGTGAATCCCGGGCTTCCCCATTGCCAAATCTTTGCGCTATCGACGACATACTCTTTCCTGCTCGTCGTGGTGAGAGCGCACCAAGCATAGCTCACCGCACCCGCGCCGGTCGCGGCGTAATCCGTTCCGGTGAGCTGGTCGGTCGATTCATACGTCCCCCTCGGAGTCGGCCAAAGCCGATCAACGGAATAGTAGGAATCGGGATCATCGGGAGCCGCGAGGTTTTGCCAGCGCTTCACAGATTCACCTCCAGCCGGTGCCCGGCAAGGGCGCTTGTCCTGCGCTGCAATGCCTTCAACGCCGCCTGTTCCCCAACCGCCGCCAGCTGCGCCCGCTCTGGATCGCTGAATCTGCGCCCCCAAAGGCGTTTCAACGCGGCATTGCGGATCAGTTCGCTCGCATCATTGGTCCAAGCGTTCGTGGTGGAGTAGCCCCCCGCCGCGATCTCGGTGAATTTCACATGGCCCCATAGTTCTGTCACATATCCGGCCGCGTTTGCAATGGGAAAAATCTTTACCGCCTGATTCCATAGCGCGTAATACTGCGGATAGCCCTGCGCGGTGGATGGAGCGGAGGCGAGCCTTGCAAAGTCGCGGCTCGTCACCTCCTCCAACATATAGTTTCGGCTCGCCCCGATTCGCACATTCAGGAAATCGACTTCGATAATGTCCTGAACGCCAGCGGGGTCCCACAGCGTGAGCGCATACGTATCCGTCGCCGAAAGCGTCACCGTCATTAACTGTTCGTTGAAGTAGAAGCGCTGCGTTTCGTAGTCCCTGATGGCGCTTTGCACATCGATCAGCACGATGTCCGACAGGCTCGTGTCCGAGCGCTGAAGGTCCCCAATAATCGTGGTGAGAAGGTTAGATACGGTCGCCATGGGGACTCAGTTGGGCCACGAATTCAACCTCTGGGACGGTCTCGAAAATTCCCACGATTCCGAAGCCCGCGCTCTTCAACTTTTTCAGCCACCATTCTTTGCTTTCAAGGATCAGGTGTGCATTACGCCCATCGGCCAGAACCTTGAGCGATGGAGCGAGGCAGATGGAAACGAAGGCGCTCAGTTTCGTGCAGCGCCGGATATCGGCGAGCACATCGTCCAGGCATTCGGGCTCGATATGCTCCAGAACGTCGGTGCAAACCACGAGATCATGGGGCTCAGGCGTACCGTCAAGCCCGGGGATCGCCGGATCGTAATTGGCGATGGGAAATCCCAACGCCTCTTCGAGCGTGCGCTTTCCGCATCCGTAATCGAGGATGTCGGTGCTCCGCGTGGCCTCCACCAGCCGATAGGTCGCCTTGATGTAGCGATCGTTTCGCCCGCTCGTGCCGTACTCGGGCACGCGCTCATGCAGCTCGCGATTGAGGCTTCGGTATTCTGAGGAAATCAGCACATTGCACCTTTGCACGTTGCAGGACACAAGCCCATGGCTCACCAGCACGTTGCCTGATCATTCGGATGGAGTCGTACCAGACCATCTTTTCCCCTTCGAGCCCATAACGCCATGCCGGTTTCGATGGCACCAGCACAAGACAGGGAATGCCCAAGGCCCCGGCCATGTGGATCGTGGTATTGCAGACGCTCACCACGAGATCGCAGGAGCGAATCAGGGCGGCCAATCGGTCAAGGTCCGCAATGGCCTCGCTGTCATGTTCGATGCCGAGAATGTCGGCCTCTTCTTTCCGATCCCCATATTGGAGCGAGATGTATTCGGGTCTTTCCAGAAGAAATGCCTTCCAATCCTCGATGGGTGTGTTCCGCAATTGCAGATGGGTCCCCATCTTCCCGCCGAACCAGGAAAGACCAATCCTCGGCCCTTCGTGGCTATAGGGATGATGCGCACAGGATTCCAGGGTCGGGCGGAGATAGGTATTGGGAACCACGGGCCAGATGAATCCGGGCAGGCTTCCCATGGGAATGAAAGCACTTGGCTTTTCCGCTGCGATGAGTTCCTTGTGGGTCCCATAGCACTTGACGCCGAGACTTTCCTCCATGATCTTGACCAATCTCGGATTGCACTCGATCACGATCCGGCCGATTTCATGCTTCTCCCGCAATTGCTTGAGACAGGTGAGGAACATGACTTCATCGCCCAATCCCTGCTCGCCATGGATCGCCAGCAATCTCGTGCGGCGTCCATCCCACATCGGGCAGGTAAACGGCCGGGGTTCGAAGTTGGGGATTTTCAGCCGGGCATCGTAATGCTTCCATCCTTCCTCGAAGCGGCCCAGTTCCAGCAGTGCGAGGGCTTTGTGATTTCCGGCCGCATGAACCGGGTCCGCCCCGGCATATTTCTCGCGCTCGGCCGGATTTGCAGTCCGGGCAAGCTCAAGGCATTCATCGGCGAATTTGAGCGCCAGTTCTGGGTTGGCATCGTTGATGTACATGCCCGAAGCGTTCGCTAGACCGCCGAGCGAGCGCTCGATGGCAAGAGCGCGGGAATTCCACTCGATGGCCTTCGGCTTATTTTCCAATTGCCGATAGACCACGGAGAGGGTTTCCATCGCCTCCCGACACTTCGGATTCAGCTCGACGGCGCGTTGCAGAAAGGTAAGAGCCCGCCCGTAGGCGTTCGCTTGGGCGTAGAGCGTCCCCAGCGCAAAGGGCGCTGTCGGGTGGGCTTCGTCATGAGCGATGAGGAGGCAGTAGAGATATTCAGCCCGGGGCCAATCGCCCTTGAGATGGCATTCGGTCGCCTCGCGCAGTAAATCCTGTGCTTTGTACAACCCGGCCCCCTCAGAAGGAAAAAACGGGGCGCACCTCTAGGCGCCCCTTTGCTATTTCACTGCCCAGCTGTCGTGTATACGAGATAGAGCGAGATCGAGACCGACGCGGTATTCGTGCCCGATGTCATGGTGAGGTTGATCGGATAGGACTTGGGGTAGGTCGCCGCCGCTATTGCCGCCGGAATGTACGGAACTGCCGCCACTGTCGCCGCTCCGCCGAAGCGGGAGAAAACCCGCGTGGTGGAAAGCGTGAGAGCCGCAATCAAGTCACCGTCCGTCGAAGCGCCGGTAATGGCCGGGTTTCCAGCAGCGCCGAGTCCCAACTTCACAACCGTTCCCGTAGCGGACTTGATAAGTCCCACGAGGTAGCCGTCGAGAATCGTGGCTCCCTCCGGCAGTTGGCAGAAGTTGATGACATCGGAGGTCGAAAGGGTCTGCCCGGAAGTGACCGAATAGGTCGCCCAGACAATGTTGATCCCGTCGAAGTTGGATCGCGTTCCCGCAGGCGCGGCGGTGCCGGTCGAGCCAACGGTTCCCGTGACCCCGGAGATCGCCTTGGTGAGAAAGAGCTGTGCAGCCATGGTCGTCTCCTAGAATTAGTGGGTAGCGGCGTAGGTCGGCATGGTGATCGTGCCGAAGTCTGCCGAGTTGAAGACCATCTTCTTGATGCCGAAGATGAGGCCCGCTGAAACGCCCAACTGGTTCCCGTAGTCGAAAAGTTCCTCAACCCAGGTCATCTCGCCATCCTGATTGTTCTGGCCGTAGGCGAGAACCGCAGCTTGGGCACCGCAGAACATGGCCCGACGAGTCGAAGCAACTGCGGCCGAGGTGGACGAATTGACGGCGGCGGGGATACGGAAAGCCGAATGCAGCACGATGTTGTTGTACACACCGAGCGCCCCGGTGAAGATCGGGTTGTCATTCACCCGTCCGCCCTGCATGGCCGCCTTCTGGATATCCAGCCATTGGCCGGTAGAGGTCGAAGTCCGCATGTCCGTTACCTGCACCGGATGTAGAAACCCGACGTACATGTTCTGCCCTTGGTATTTGATCGGACGAACGAGTGGGGAAGCGGTAACTGCGGCTTCCATCGCCTTGTCCAGCACGGAGAGGGAGAACGTTTCCGTGGTGGAAATTGAGGCATCCGTGCCGGCGTTCCCGGCGGAGCCGACATACTTCTTGTGGGCCGTGTCAGGAGCAACAGCCACCTGGTTCCCGGTGTAGCGGGTATCTGACTGAGCCGTGTTTCCCGCGATCTGGTTGAAGAAGCTGAAATCCAGCCGATCAGCCCACCAATCCTGCAAACCCATTCGGGCCTCTTCCCGAACCTCGAAGGTCACGCGCTGCTCGCTCATTTTCCCAGCCGAGCGAACGGCGTGGCGCAGTTGGTCAATGACGACCGCATCGGAGTAGGTAACGAGACCTTCTTCGTTCGATTCCAGCGTGCCGTCACCTTGCACGCCAGAACCTACCAATTGCATCCGCAGGCCGATGGTGATCTTGTCACCCGGGCCCTTGGCGGTTTCGTTCTTGATCTGGACGATGTTATCCGTCCCGGTGCCCATGAAGCGCGAGAAGTATGTCTGTTTCAACGCCTCCTCGAAGAGCTTTTTAGCGAACAGCTTTACCGCAAGCGCGTTGCCGGTCGCGTAGAGGGTGGTGGCCATGTGAATAGCTCCCGTCAATGGTGGATGTGATTTGCCGTTTCGCTGGCAGCGCACATCGCCTATTAACGTGGCGCGATTGACCACTGGCGGGGCTTAACGGCCCCCGGGCCGACTTAAGGATATAAGGAATGCAGAACCCTTGCATCCTCTAAAGCATGATGAGTGAAAAGCCTCTTCCTTTCCTGCTCCGGCAGCTGCTTTACCTGCCGCACCGGAATATCTATCCCTAACTCGCGAATAATCCTCTCATCGTAGGATGTATCGCAGATCAATTCACTAACACCTTCCAAATCCAATGAGCCGCCGCCGCCGAGCCTTGGAATAACATGCTCCCTTACCCAAGCCGAACATTTAGCAGCATCAAAGCAATATTCTTCGTAACTCTCGCGGCCATCCTCGACAACTATTCCAATGCTTATTGGCCGCACATCGTCGAAACTGCAAAACTCGCAATCAAACCAAGCTCTCATGGCCTTCGTGAGAATCACTTATCTGCCCCGTTATACCCCTTCGGATTCAGGATTTCAACTGTTGGAGGATCTGGTATAGGCCCATAGACCGCTTCATACCGTCTTAGCCGCTCCCAAGCCTCTTTCAATTGAGCCCGCAGCCAGACTATTTCCCCTTGAAGAGCTTCGGCCATTTGTCGCCCTCCGTGGCTTTCAAGAAGTCATCCCCCGAGGCATGCAGGAGAGCATCGAGCGAAGGCGTTCCGCCGCCCTTTCCCTGCCCTCCAGATGGCATAGAAGCCCCTCTACCTTCCCGCTGCATCTCCAGCTTCTTGGCGGCTGGCGTATAACCTCTGGCGACGGCGATATTGTAGGCAATCTCGGTCGGATTGTCCCCATTCCGCATGGCTTGGGCCGCAAGGTTGAATTCATCTCCCAGCATGGTCCTGGTAGCCTGTTCCCGAGTCATGCCGGAAGCGAGATATTGGTTGACCGTCTGTTCCTTGAGGAAGTTGATCGCGTCAGCCGCTTCGGGGTGATCCTTGGAGAATTCGGCATCCTTCACCCGCACGGCGGCTGTGAAATGCTCCAGTTGCGTCCTTTGCAGGCTCTCCTGAGTAGCGCGTTCCTGGGCCTGACGGGTCGCCTGGAGCTCGGCTTGCGTCTGATCGAGCTTGTAATTGATGACCGCGACGGGATCATTGGGATCAGGCGCCACTTTCTGCTGTTGCTGGGTCGTCGCGGCCGCCATCTGCTGACGCAGGAGAGCTAGTTCCTGTTCCTGCCGCTGGACCTGTCCGGCCAATTCCTTGCGTCTTGCCCGCTCTTCATGAAGGGCTCCGAGGGGGACCACCTTTTCGACCCGCTCCTCGGTGATGACCTTTTCCACGCCCTCCGGCTTAGGCTTGGACCCCTCGATCGCTTCGCCAGCAGCCTTTTCAAGCCGCTCGTTTTCCGTCTGGACTGCTTTCTCTACCGATTCCTGTGACCATTCCGGGGCCACGACCGCTTGTTCATCAGGCATAACGCTCCCGTTTTACGTTAGTGCAGCATGAGAATCACAATCGCTTCTTCCTCTTCTTCCGCGGCCCGTTCTTCCAATTCCAGAATATATCGGGCCAGCAATGCGCGAACAGTCCTTACGCCAGCCCCGACAGCCTCACTTCTGAGGGCTATGAAGTCTTCCAACTGCATATCTATAGAAGGGGCTACCTCAACCCTTGCAAGTGCTTCTACGGCCTTCCTCGCCTTGGCTATGGATACTTTGGGCCGCTCCAGTTCGGCACGCGCAATCTGCAATGCTTCACGATATTCGGTGAATGCACGCCACTTTTCTTCATCCTTCCGGTGTCCCTTGTTGCCCCAACCCGCCCCGGCAGGAGCGGTCGGAGCGGATATAGGAGGCGCGACCGGAAGATTGATCGTGACATTGACCTGTGATGGGTCCCAATGAATCGGCTGCTTCGGTCCAAGCGGAACCGGGAAATCGGCAAAGCTGAATGGCGCAGCCCCGACCGGCTGGCCCACGACCCAACTTGGAACTTGGTCCGAATGTCTCGCAGGAGGATATCCGCGAGGTACAGGAAAATCGAAGGTCGGCACCTGTCCCGGCCCGGAATAGAAAGCACCCTGTCCGATCAACGTTCCGCAAAGCAAGCTTGGATATTGGTCGGAATGCTGAGTCGGCGGTCTTCCCCTTGGGACCGGGAAATCATAGGTCGGGACCTGTCCGGGGACCGTGTAAAACGTGCCCTGTCCAACCAGCGTAGTAACGAGCAGGTTGGGCGGCGGCGAGGCATGGATCGGCTGCCGCTTTGGATCATTCCTTGGTCCGGTCGGAACCCGGAAAATATTGGCCATTCAGTTCCTACATTGGCTCGAAGGCGATATGCGCCGTGAGTAGGCCCGGCGTACCCCCGGTCATGCAGGACAGGCTCACTTCACCATTGGAGGCGGCATTCCCGAGCATGCCAATCTCGAAGCCGGGAACGGCGGTCCATCGAACAATTCCTCCGAAGGCATTGAACCCAAGTTGCAGGAATTGAAGCGTCGAGCTTCGCCGTGGCTTCGTAGTCGAAGTGGTGAACTGCACCATGGGCGCGGCAAGAGCGGCCGTAGCCGGATCAGCCTGGGCGAGAAAGCCAAGGGAAAGAGTGGCACCCACTGTGGAATCCCGGGCGAAGATCATGGGCGTCGGAGCCGTTGCCGTGGCTTGGCCGCCCAAATAGACTTCGCTAATCTTGGCAACCTGCGTCGTGCTGCCGCCTTGCAGGGCAAGATAGCCGGCGCTAGTGAAATCGGCGGCATCCGCAACTGCTACGGGGGTGATTGCCTGCGTACTCGCATACCACTTGGCCATTTCAGCCTCCTCTGATTAAACGGTTCTGTTCCTCTTCGATGAACCGCCAATAGGGGCGGCATTCCTTGCTACATTCCGGGTTATCGCAAACGTAATCATCACATCTTCGGCAATATCCACGCGCCCGAGTCCGATCTGGATTCAATACAACAATCGTCTGGCAATGACAACAGGTCGCGGTGGCCGATTCGAATAGCTTCCCTCCAGAGCAGCGATCATCAATCGTTAATTCGCCTTCGTGGGAACGGAGCGATTTCATAAGCAAATCTGCCCCATCAGCAAATCCCCCGAGGCCGTCGTAGGACGAATCGCAGTCGATACGATAGCCCATGTCTGAAGTGCGCCCACGTTCGTCCATGACATCGTGACCGAACCTGCGGGGGTCTTGGGACCATCCGTTCCCATCGCGGCCGAACCTAGCGTTCCGGTCACATTCGCTCGGGACGTATTCGTTCCGCCAATGGTGATCGCGGTATCGTCGGTAGCACAGATATCGACGGTCCAGTCATTGTCGGCAACAGTCGTCACAGCCACAGTCGCATCGGCTGCCCCAACATTGGTAGCTTGGGCTTCGTTATTCGCCTCGCTCGGCAGGGCTTGATTTACCCCGGTAAGCGATACCGCGCCAGCCCCGCTATCCAAGGCGGCCGAAAGTGTCACGATGACCGCGTTCGTCCCTGTTGGCGGCCCGACGAGTTGCCACATCTCCGCCCGGATTGCCCCGGTAAGCGAGGCCTTGGCGTCAACAAAAGCCATATCCACGCCTTTGTAGGTGACGGATTGGACATTCGATCCGGCCACGGAAAGCATTCCAACGCCCACCAGCAAATCCAGATTAGCTCCGGTACAGGTATGGTTCCAGGTATAGCTCGATTGCGCCGTCTGATATCCAGAGTTCGATGCGGCATCGAAGGCAATTCCGGTCGCGGCCTGTCGCGCCGATGCGACCACCATGACCCACACGCCGCCGATGGTCGCATAGGAGTGGGTCGCGTTCTGGCCTCCTCGCGTAGTCTCAGAAACATGCGATCCGTTGTCGAGCGGCCCTGAAACAATGGTTTGTGAGGGGCTGGATGGGCTTGACCCATCCGTATTCACACCGGCAAAGGATAGGTCTCCTGTCGCACCACCAGCGGCTGCAATACTCGGAGCCGTACCGGAACCGTTCGCTGTCCCGCCGTTGGAGAATGGCGTCGTCTGATCTGCCCCGTTATAGACCGCGCATAGGAGGAGCGCATCCTGCGCTGTCGTCCATTGCATTTTGGCCGTTTTGGATGCGCCTGATGCAGGATTGATGACGACGTGGGCAAGCGCTCTCGGCGTCCTTGCATTCGTGCTATCAGCCCCAGAAATCGCCGCACCAGATACGCCTGAACAGGTACTGGTAAAACTGGTCGATCCATTGCCGCCCATGTTAAGGACAAGTATGACGGCCCGATTCGCGGTCGC